AGCAGAAAATGGTTCATATTGTTAGTGCTATAATAATAATTATTTGAACTTTATTTCGTAAGTTCCATCTTCGTTATATATAATATATTCTATATATTTAGCCCAAAACATTCGCTTAGAGCTGTTGTTTAGTTTATTATATATAGATAATGCATCAGAATTTAAAAACTCTTTATATTGGCTTAAATCTCGCTTTTCTTCTATAATATTTTCATCAGCTTCTTGAAGTAATGAATTAAGTTTTTTAAATTCCTGATCATATTTTTCTCTTAGTATCATTCCATCTATGTATAAATCAGTTAATCTTGCTAGTTTAGTTTTAATTTTTTCTTTATCTAATTTTTTAATTTTAATATCATTTTTTTCTAATGGTGATTCACTATTTTTTATTAATTGTAGCATTTCATTCTTTATATTATTTATCATATAATTTTCAATAGCATTTTCATGTGGATATTTATGATAATGACATAGTTTATCATATTGAGTATGTCTACAACGATATGATGGATATTTATATATTTTATTATATTTAACCTTATTTTGTATCTGTTGATACCCAGCTAATTTACAACCACAAATTGGACATTTTAATAGTCCACTAAAAATATAATCATACTTTTTATTGCACTTCACATTTCTTTTAATTAATGATTGTATTTCATCAAATTCTTGTTTCGTTATGTAAGGTTCACAATAGTTCTCTATACCTCTATAATAGCCATAATATTTTTCATTCATCAAATAGTGCCTCATGCTATCATAGCAAATTTTTAAATTATATTTTTGGTTTATATATATAACTGTTTTTCTAACACTGCCACATTTTTTCACATATTCAAGCATATCAATAGCTATAGGTTCAGTTTCAGGATTTTTAACTACTTTTTTATTTTTTTCTTCTCCAGAAACCATATATCCAAGAGGAACACCTTGTGATCCAGTAATAGCCCTACCGTTTTTCACCATATTATCAAAATTAAATTTAATCCTATCACTAGTTTGATCAGATTCATTTTGAGCAATAGATAGTTTTATGTTTAGGTGCAGTCTACCATTAGATGTAGTAGTAGAATATTCTTCATCTGAGCATTCCCAGTCTATTTTATTATTATCTAATATTTCTTGAACTTTGTAATAATCAGCTATATTTCTAAACCATCTGTCTAATCTCCAAAAAACAATTCTATCAAATTTTTTTAATTTAGCATCTTCAATTAGTCTTAGTAATTCCGTACGATTTTTTAATTTAGATCTTGCTGATTTTCCTTCATCAACATAGATTTCAACTACTTGATATCCTTTTTGCTTACAATATTCAATTAATCTTTCTCTTTGTGATTGTAGAGAATAACCGTGTTTCACTTGCTCCTCTGAGGAAACTCTTATATATAAAACAACTCTAATAATAGTTTCAGTAATATTTTTTACAATTTTTTTCACATTGCAACACTTCCTTTTTATTAAATTTTATGCTACAATGTAATAGAAAAATCTTGTACATTGTAGTTATCTATATTGTATTTTTAAGTTTGGTAGCTTAAATAGGTTTTTCATTTTTGACTTCGTGTTCCAGCACGGAGTCTTTTTTTATTTTAAATCATTAATTGTAAGATTTAATTTTTTTAATTCATCATCAATATTTTTCTTTCCTTCTACTAATTGATTAATAGTTTCTTCATCACATTCTCCCATACCTTCACCATCATTAGTAGTTGTATTATTATCATAATGGTATTTGCAACCATATTCCCAAGCAGTATTATCTGTCCAGTTATATTCTATTTGATAATCTTCTTCTGCATTATTATAAGTTATGGTTTTTTCATTAATGGAAAATAAATAATAACTTCCATAACTGTCTGTTTTTTGATAGTAACCTTCAGTGATTAAGTTATATTCATTATTTTTTAGAATATCACTTAAATTTTTTGGAGAATTTTTATCAGTATTACTATTACCACAACCAGTTAAAGATAAGCAGATTACTAATGAAAATAAGCTAATTAATATTTTTTTCATAATTCTAGCACCTCCTTTACTTCTAATATTTATATTAAAAGTACATGTACTAGCGTACTTTTAAACAAAACTAATTTATAACTTTTTAGATCTTTTAGATTTGTCATAATATATGATTTCACCAGTAGTTTCATCTATTTCACCAACAGTCTCATAATAGATGGCATCATCTTGTTTATCCTTAATGTTTTTTATATTTTTTTCTATTTTCTTTATTTTTTTATTGGTTATATTATTATCAATATTTAATTTGCTTATAAGGTAATTGTATTGTATTTCGTAATCTATATAGAATCTATGAAATTTAATTACTTGATTAATTAGTGATAAAATTAATCCAATAAGCATAATAATTAGACAAACAATAGCTTTTATTTCAAATTTTGTAGTATCATCAGGAAATAAGTAAAATGCTACTGATATTACAATTGCAGTTATACCACTGATTATTGCAATATCTATAAATTTTGGTCTGTTTAATTTTTGTAAAACATCTTCTTTAATTTCACTATTTTCCATTTTGTTTTCACTTCCAATAATAACAATTTATAATATAATAGGGGTGGTTGTAGTGAAATACGCAGATTTAGAGGTTGTACTGATTATGCTTGATATAGATAAATCATTGTATTTCTTATTGATAGAGGCTTATTTTTAGTCTTTATCTTTTTTTATGATGAAATCTTTATTTGCAACTGCAAAATCTATTAATTTTTTAAAATCTTCCTCGTTAATATTATCATTTTCATCCATTAAGCCTTTATCTCTTAATATTTGTTTATATACTTCATCATTTCTCTCTAGTGGAGGAAAGAAGTCATTTATAGATACATTAAAATATTCAGCAAGTTGAAATAAAAAGTCTTGTTTAAACATACGCAGATTATTTTCATACCTAGCTACTTGTTGTTGTGTTATTCCTAAATCTTCAGCTAATTCTTTTTGTGTTAGATTTTTTGATAATCTAAATCGCTTTAATTTTTCTGCACAATATTTATTAATATCCAAAGACATTTATATCAATCTCCCTTCCACTTTAATAATACCATTATTTACTCCAAAATGGAAGAAAAAAGTAAAAAAAATTACAAAAATGTATTGACTATACTCCAAAAAGGAGTTAAGATTAAATTGTCAATAAGACAGAAAGGAGCAAAAAGAAATGCAAGAAAACCTAATACTGTTACGAAAAAAGAATGATATTAAGCAGCAAGAATTGGCCGATTTACTTGAAATTAATGTGAAAACATACAATTTTAAAGAAATTGGAAGAAATGAGTTTACAATGAATGAAATGTTTAAAATTGCTAATTTTTTTCATAAGACAGTAGAAGAAATTTTTTTACCAACAATACTCCAAAATGGAGTAAAAAATAGGGGTAGAGTATGAACAAAGAGATTGAAAGAATTATAAATTTAATTAACATTCAACAAAAAGAGATAAAAGTTATGGAAAATCAGATATTGGCAGGATTCATAGTCAATTTAGTTTTATTAGTAATAATTGTACTAAGTTTATTAAAACTTTTCCTATGAAAAGTAAATATAAAAAATGAAAATAAAGAATTTTGTCGAATAAAATTTAGAGAGGTGTGATGATGGAAAATAATGAAGTCAAAAATGATGAAACAGCTACCAAACTTAAAAATTATGTAATTGAGCATGGAGAAGACATGATGAAAACCTTAATCGAATTATTTGAATTTCAAGAAAGTATTAAATTTGTAAACACAAAAATATACAATTTGAATAAAAAGAAATCAACATAGTTGTAGAAAAAGTGAAGTGGACAAGCTAGAAAGGGGTGAGAAAAATGAAAGATATGATAAAAGCTGTAATACTTACGATTTTATTTTTAGTTGCATTTGTTGGATTTATTATTTATGGATCATACAGAAACCATCAAATTGAAAGTGGAAAAATGGAATTAATTTATCAATATGGAGGAGATTTATGATTTTAAGACAAAAAGAAAAAGGACTCAACAGGCAAGTTAAAGTCCCTTGTTCAATAGAACGACTAGATTATAACATAAGTCGCTCGAAAATGCAAATGTAGGTGAAAACCTATGAAAGAAAATTGGATTAAATTACATTCTAAAATTTTAGAATGGGGTTGGTATAAAAATAGTAATGTTTTTAGAGTATTTATTCATTGTCTTTTAAAAGCAAATTGGAAGGATGGAGAATTTGAAGGACAAATAATACCAAGGGGGAGTTTTATAACTGGAAGAAAAGAATTATCAAAACAACTAATGATGACAGAACAAGAGATTCGCACAGCATTAAAACACCTAAAATCAACCAACGAAATAACCATCAAAACAACTAATAAATATTCAATAATTACAATAGTAAATTATGATTTATATCAACAAAATAACCAAGAATATAACCAACAACTAACCAACAACCAACCAACAACTAACCAACAACTAACCACAATAGTAGAATATAAGACTATTAGTAGTATTAGTAGTATAGAAGAATTATATAAGCGTGTGCATACATTTCTTGAGACTAGTTTTGCAAGAACTATAGGTCCAATTGAAATAGAAATGATAGATTCTTGGTTAGATTATTTCAAAGATGAATTTATTATCAATTATGGAATAAAAGTTGCTGTACTTAATCATGTTACAACAATGAATTATTTAAATGGTATATATCAAAATTGGAAGGACAATGGTTGTAAAACATTAGAAGATTGTAAACCAAAAGAAAAATCAGAAAAGAAAAAGTTAGAATTATTTGACTACGATTGGTTTGATGACGAAGAACCACATTAAAAAATAAGAAAATAAAAAAGAGGAGAAAATTATGGATATAGAAAAATTACAAAGATTAATTTTAATTGATAAAGAGTATGTTAAAGGAGATATTAAGAAATTTATTTCAGAATTAGAAAATTTAGATATTACTACATATTCAAATATTGATGATAAAGAATATGAAAGTTTTATTGCTAAGACTTATGAGAGGTTTGAATTGATAAAACATCTATTACAAACTAAAAAAATTGAATCCAACAAGAAAGATTTTATTGAATTAGGAAAATATGTGCAACAACTTGGAACACAAATAGAAAAATATGGTGTAGATCACAAAGATGAAATTGAACAGCTAGAAACAGAAAAAAAGGATGATACTTCTAAATCAAATGTTCACAAACAAATCCTAAATGACATTAAAAAAGATTTAGATGAGACTATAGATGATTTTTTAAATGAAATATTGGAGGATATGTAATATGAAATTAATCATCAGAAATATTAAAATTAAAAATTTTAAAGGAACACTAGATCAAGAATTATCTTTTAGCGAAAATAAAAATATTATTGAAGGAGAAAATGGAATAGGTAAAACTACAATCCTTGACGCAATTACCTGGTGCTTATTTGGAAAAAACTTTGCTGATGAAAAACAATTTAAAATAAAACCAATAATTGATGGTGAGGAAAAAAAAGACTTATCTACAAGTGTAGAATTAAAAATCAATGATAAAGTAATTGAGAGAATTTGGGATAAAGATACAACCACAATTAAAGTAGATGGCGTAAAATTCGGTAGCAGAGAATTTACTGATTATTTAAAAGATAATTTTATGATTACAGATGAAGAATTTAAAGCACTTTCAAATATTGAATACATACCAAAATTGCATTGGAAAGATTTAAGAAGTCTTATTATGGGTTTAGTAGGTGAAATTACTAACGAGGAAGTATATGCTAAAGGTAATTTTAGTTTAATTCAAGAAAAAATTGACTCAGTTGGTGTAGAAAAGACTGCTGAAAATATTACAGAAACAAAATCTTCATTAACTAACGAAATAAAAAAGATTCTTGGCAATATAGATCAAAAAACAAAAGACATTCGTGAACTAGTAATTGATGAAAAGGATCAAAAAGAATTAGAAAAAAGAAAAGGAAAAGTAAAAAAACAGATAGAAAATTATAATTCATTACAACAAATTAAAACAAATCAAGAAAAGGATTTAGCAATTTTAGAAAACTTAAAAAATGATGCTAAACAACTTGAAACATCAATTAGTAATTTAGAAAAATTAAAACTAGAATATCAAAAGACATATGATGAATCTAACATTGATGTAAGTATTTTAAAAGAAAATAAAATTAAAACTATTGATAACAGAATTGTACAAAGAAAAAATGATATCGATTTATTAAATCAAGAAAAGACAACTATCATGGTACAAAGAACTGAATTAAAGAAACTTTATGATGAAGAATTATCTAAAGAAATTAGAATTGAAAATGATAAATGTTCAGCTTGTGGACAACCTTTACCAAAGGAAAAAATAGAAGAAGTTTTAGCAAATCTAAAAAAACAAGCTATTGATAAAGCAAATGGTTATGCTGCGCAGGCAAGAGTAAAGAAATCAAGACTTGATGAAATAGAAATAGTATTAACTCAATACAACGAGGACATAAAAGATTATGAATTAGAAAAAGAAAGAGTTTTAACTGAGAAAATAGATTCTAGTCAAGAAAGTGATATTCAAATCACTATGAAGAAAAATATAGAAAAAGCAAATCAAGATATTGAAAATTATAAAAAACAAATCTTAGACACTGAAGTTAACATCAACTTTAGAGAATCAGAAATAGCTAAACATCAAGTAATAGAGTTGGAAGATAACATTGTAAGCCTTCAACAAGAATTAGAAGAAATTACAAAAAAATTAGCTGTATCTGATACAGTATCAATCTTTAAAGAGCAATTAAAAAAATTAGAAAATGAGCATCAAGAATTATTGAATGAGAAAGAATTATTAAATGAAAGAGAACAACAATTAATTTTATTTAACAATACAAAAGCAGAAATGCTAAGAGATAAAGTGAGACACAATTTTAAATTAGCAGATTTTATTACACAAGAAACAACAAAAGATGGAAAATTAATAGAAACATTTAAATTAGCAGTTAATGGTATAGAATATAACGCTCTAAATACTGGAATGAAAATATTGATTGCATTAGATCTAATCGATAATATTCAAAGACTAAAAGATAAAAGATTGCCGATTTTAATGGATGGGTTAGGTGAATTAACTAGATTACCAGAAGTAGATACTCAAATTATTGGTTGTCGTGCTAAATTTCAAGTAAATAAAAAAATTGAATTAATAAATGAATAGGAGAATTTTATGGAAAAAGAAAAACAAGAAATAGTAAAAAAAGAAGATACTAAATTAGCATTTAAAAGAGATTTTAGTGATAGTGTTATGAATAGTATTGCACAATATACAAAAGAAGGAAGATTAAGACTTCCAAAAGGTTACAGTGCTGAAAATGCTTTAAAATCAGCATGGTTAACACTTCAAAAAACAGAAGATAAAAATCATAATTTAGCATTAAGTGTGTGTACACCAAATAGTGTAGCCAATGCCTTACTTCAAATGGTTATAATGGGTTTAAATCCTGCAAAGACTCAATGCTATTTTGTCGTTTATGGTAAAGAATTAACACTAATGCCATCTTATTTTGGAAAGATAACAGCTCTAAAAAGAATAGATGGAATAGAAGATATAAATGCACAAGTAATTTATGAAGGTGATGAAATAGATTACGAAATCAATAGTGATGGTAGCATTTCAAATATAGAACATCATCAAGAATTCAAAAATATAAAGGAAGATGCTATTATTGGAGGCTATTGTGTAATCAAGTATAAAGGCCAAGAATATGCAACAATATCTACTTTTGAACAAATTAAAGAAGCATGGAATATGTCTAAAATGTCTAAAGATAAGACATCATTCAAAAGTGAATTTGTAAAAAGGACTATGGTTAATAAAGCTATTAAGTGGTTTATAAATACTCGTGATGATGATGATTTACTAGTAGAAACTATTCAAAATAATGAAGGTGAACAATACAACTATGAAGATGAGAATATAGATGAATTACCACCTGCAAAAGAAGTAAAAGTAGGAGAAACTAATGCTAATGAAGTAAAAGAAGCCGAATATATAGAAACTCAAAAAGAAACAACTAAAAATGATATTGAAGTCGATAAGTTCGAGTAGTAAAGGAAATATTCACATATTGGAGAATGAAGATACAATTCTTCTTCTCGATTGTGGAATAAAATTTAATCGTATAGAGTCACTTATAAATCCAATAAAAATTGATGGTGTGTTAGTTACTCACGAGCATGGAGATCATATAGTAGGTTGTGAAAGTCTATCTCAAAATAAAAATACTGGCTTTTATGGAACAAAAGAAACACTGGATAGAATAAATATACCAGACTTTATAAAAAAGCCTGTAGAGCCATTTAAAACATTTCAAATTGGATCATTTAAAATTGTTCCGTTTGAAGTGAAACATGATGCTATTCATCCAGTTAATTATCTTATAAAAGATACAATATCTGGAGCACAAATACTTTATATAACAGATACAGGATACATTGATAACTTAATTTTCAAGGATATTGATTATTTCTTAATTGAATGTAATTTTGACGAGGAATGGTATAACAAAAAAGAATTAACTAAAACTGAACAAATTAAGTCTAAAAGATTACTGAGCTTTAATGGGCATTTATCGATACAAAAGACAATTAGAGTATTGAATAACTCAGTTAATCATAATACAAAAAAAATTATTCTATGCCATATATCTAGTGGATTTGAAAATTATCTAGAATTTCAAAATAAAATTCAAAAATTATTTCCTAAACAAGAAGTCATAGCATTACAACAAGGCATATTTTTGGATAGAAAAATAGAACTTTTTGAAAAAAAGGATGTGGTTGAATTTGAATAAAATAGAAGAATTAGGATTATTTACAGAAGATTTAGAACAATATCAGATAATTAAAGATAATTTTGAAAGTCTTTCTACTGAAGATGGACAAACTGCTTACGAATTAGCAAAAATGTGTATGATTCAGGCTGATAGGTGGAATGAAATATCATTTAATTCAGCTAAATATAGTAAAGAATATTCTATATCAAAAACAGATTTATATAATTGGGCTTATCACAGATACAGACTACTAATGACCATGCATGAATTTTGTAGAGTTGTTTATAGACAATGCAGTGAGGATTTAAGAAATGGTTTCAGAAACGAAATATAAAATGGAAAAAAATATTAGAGTAAACAAGAAACTTCAATATGCAATTAGAATGCTTTTGTGGCATACAGATTTAGCAAAAAGATATATGGATTATATAAAAAAATGGTTAGATAATAAACACTTAAATTATGATGTGGATTTAATGCAATTATTAAATCAAAGATCATCTAAAGAAAGGTATTCTAATCAAACTACTATATATGATTTTTTAAAAAGTAAAGATTATGAATAAAACTAAAATTTGGCTTAATGATGAAGTACATATATTTAGAAAGCATTATTTAATGTGTAATAAAAAAGAAAAGAATATTTTTAAGAAGGGATTAATTAGATACAAAAATAGATTTGATAATGATAAAGAATTTATTTGTTGGTATCTTAAAATTATAGGTTAATTTATGAAAATTTTAACTAATAGAAACTTTAAAGTTTTAACAGATACATTAAGTGTATTTAAAAACAAAATTAAAGAATTAAGTGATGAAGCAGAAATCAAAGATGCAAAAATTGAAAGTATGCAAAAAACATATATTTCTATGCAAAAAGTAAAAGATAGAGAAATTACAAGATTACAAAACGAAATTAGTAACGCAAAGGAAAATAATAAGTTAAAGGCAAAATTAGATGCAAAAGACAGAGTAATTGAGGAATATGAAAAAGCGTTATATCAGGCAGAAGAAAAGAATCAAAATCAATTAAATACAATCAAAGAATTAACTAAAAAAATTGAACACAAATCAATAGAGTATAAAAATAACGGTCTATCAAAACAGACAAAAAAAGCTTTTAAGAAAGGAAACAAGTAATATGAAAGAAAAAAAGAGAATTTGTTTTTATTTAGATCTAAAGAGAAAAAATCAATCCAAAAGATTGATGGTAATAAAAGAATGGTACATAGGCAGAGAAGTTACGTTCGCAAAAATATTATTTGAAATTTAGTACTATTAGATATTTAAAAATTCCACGTTTTTTCAAAAATACTCTCCTATATTATAAAAAATAAATCACAGCAAGTTTTAGAGTAAATTTAGTGATATCGTACTCGTGTGGAATTGTTAGCTGTGATTTTTATTTTAATAAATTTAGGAGGAATTAAAGTGAAAAATAATTTATCAGATGTAAATAATTATTTATTTGAACAATTAGAAAGATTGAATGATGATGAGGCATTAAAAGATAAAGAGACTTTCGAAAAAGAAATCAAAAGATCTAAAGCCGTATCTACGATATGTTCAACTATAGTGGCAAATGCTAACCTGGTATTAAATGCAAAAAAATATGCTGAAGAAATGGGAATTAGCAACGAAAAAGAGGTTCTTCAGTTAAAGGAAAAATAATGATTAGATATACAAAAGAACAAAAAGAATTTCTAATTAAAAATAATTATAAGAAAACCTCACGTGAGTTAGCAGATTTATTTAATAAGGAGTTTAATACCAATATTACTAAAACTAATGTTAAAAATTTTAGAGGTAATAATAAGCTAAATAGTGGATTAACTGGTAGATTTGAAAAAGGAAATATTCCATTTAATAAAGGAACAAAGGGATTAACGAAAGCAAATAAAACTTCATTCAGAAAAGGTAATATACCCTCTAATCATAAAAAAGTAGGTTATGAAAGAATTAATGTTGATGGTTATATAGAAATCAAAGTTAAAGAGCCTAATATATTTAAATTAAAACACAGAATTATATATGAACAACATTATGGGAAAATTCCGAAAGGACATAAGGTTATTTTTGCTGATGGAAATAAATTGAATATAGATCCAAATAATTTGATTTTAGTGACAGCTTCTGAAGAATTAATTATGAATAAAAATAAATTAAGATATGATGAAGCTGAATTAACAAGAACAGGATTATTAATTGCTAAAGTAATAGATAAAGCTAATAAGGTAAAAAAAGATGGAAGATTATGAACAATTATATTATGATGCTCAATTTGAAATTAAAAAACTAAATAAAAAAATATCTCAGTTGGAAAGTGATTTAGAATTTTTAAAGAAAAGTAGTGAAAGAAAATTTAATATTCGTAAAGAAATAATTAAGGAATTAAACGATTATTATAAAAGTAAAGAGGATAAATAAGAATATGGATAAAGATATAATTTTAAAAAAAGAATTAAAAGGCTTTAACATTAATATTGATGATATTGAACCAAATGATAATATTTTAGGGGCATTAGAAGAAGCAATAGTTAGAATGAGAAATGAATATTTAATTAACAGATTAGAAGTTGTGTTAAATGATAATTTAATAGAAGTAAAAGATAAAATAACTAATTGTAGAACATTGCTTGGAGCTAGAATATCTTATGATAATTTGCCTAAAGACATCTCATTTGTTATAAGAGAAGATAATAAACCGACATATGAGCAATTAGAACAACAATGTAAAAAGCAAAAAGAAGTTATTGATAAATTAAAAGAGTTTATAAACAAATATGCTTATAAACCAGATATTTTACATGGACAATTAAATTTGAATTATGAAGAGTTTAATGAATTATTAGATATATTAAAAGAGGTGTCATAATGAACGATATAATACAAAATTTAGAATTAAATGCCACAAATGGTAGAGAAAACTTTTGCTATATAAATGAAAAACAATTAAATGCTATGAAAGAATTATCTAAGAGAGAAGCAGAAGAAAATAAACAGCTTAAAATGCAAATAAGTGCAAGAGAAGAAGGGTGCAATAGACTAGAAAAAAATTGGAATAAACTAAAAGAATATATTAATAAAATGCACGAATATTTTCTATATACAGATGTGAATGAAATTTATAAGCAAAGTATGAAACTAGATAATCAATTTCCTCACTTATTTAATTTATCAGAATTAAATGCGAGTGATAGAATATTAAGTTCAATTTGTAAGAAAATTCAAGAACTAGAACAAGGAAGTGATAAAAATGAATAAAGAATTAGAAGTGATTCATGAACTAAATAGTATAGCAACATTGCTTGGTATAGAACTAGATTATGTTATTGATAAAGAAAATAATAGAGAATATCTAGTATGTGATGATACTAAAATATGTACAAATGGTACAAGCATAAGAGGTATTAGAGAAGAATTTTTTGGATATGTATTTTTAAAAGAATGGAGAAACAGGTATTTAGGCTCGTTTGATAAACAAACAAGAAATTATATAAGGCAATATTGGTATGATGATAATTTTAAACAACCATATTTAAAAGCAGGTAGGTGATAGTAATGAATAAATATTGTTATGAAATAAAAGATGGAAAATGTAAGGGCTATTTTAAAATATATCAAGCAAAAAATGGTTCTATTCAATTAATGATGGGAAATCGTAATATTACTTTAACAGCACAACAAATATTAGATTTAAACATATATACATTTGATTTAATTGATTATGACCACGATAAATTTTTAGAATTTTATAAGTTAGGTGATAGTAATGTTAAAGATTAAAGATAAAGTAAATTTAAAAGAATTAGAAAAATACCCTTTTGAATGTCAAGACAGTGCTAGTATATTTTGGAGCAATCAAGATTGTTCAAAATATATACGTGTATGGTTTCTCACAAGAGAAATTACTTGTAATGATCCAAACAATAAAATTTTAAAAATGATGAAAAAAGATGGAATAGTAGAGAAAGTGAGAGTGATGAATAATGTTATTACAAATAATGCCTATTATTGTCCCACATACAAGTAATGGTGGTAGTTACGTTAATGTACCAGAATGGTTACAAATAACTCTATTTGTATTATTGATTTTAGTTGTATTAGTAATGCTGATTTTATTAATAAAACTTATATTTGAATGGTAAGGAGTGATAATTAATGACTTGGGAAGAATATGCAAAGTTGATATTGGGTAATGAAAAAGTTGCAGAATTAAAAAAAGAATATAATTTGTGTACTAAAAAATATACATATGGAAGATATAAAAATTTTATTAATAGACTAAGGAAAGAATGCAAATTAAAAGAAGAAGGAGAATAATAAATGATTCCAAATTATAAAAGGCCACAGATTAATGATTATATATTTGATATTCTAGAAAGACCAATGACAGATGAAGATTTAGAAATGATTAATTATCTTCGAGAAATAGAAAAAGAAAATAAAGAATTAAAGAAACAACTTGAAGAAACTGATAGAAAATTATTTCTTACTAAAAACGAATTAGATATGAGGCAAAAAACCATTGATAATAAATTAAATCAACAACAAGAGTTTATAAATTGGTTGGAAGCAGAAATAAAAAGCTATGAAGCAATTAGCGATTTATTATTTAATCATAATAAAGAGCTTAAGGTTTATAAAGAAGTTTTAGCAAAATGTAAAGAAACAATAGGAGGAAATAAAGATGAATAAAGAAGAAACACTAATAAAGTATAGAGGTCAATTAAAATATATAAAAGAAAAATATATAAAAAGAATTAATTTAATTGATAAATATTTATCAAGACTTGAAAGCGAAACATTAAAAGAAAAAGACGCTAGAACCTATAAAGAAGAAAAGGAATATAATAAAGATTTAATAATTGAATTAGATAGATTATTTTATGATTTAGGAGAGTGATAAGTAATGAAATTGGAAGAAAATATGTATGTTCGTACTAAATATGGAATATCGCAATACAAATATTATGATACAACAAATGCTTATATGGAAAAATTATTATGTATCCCTTTAAGCAATGGAACTTTTGCAAACATAGAAGATATAATTAAAGCTAGTTATAACATAATTGATATTTTGAAAGTTAGGGATTATGTTAATGGACTTAAAGTAATAGATATAGTAGAAAATGATATTTATGTTTCAGATTATTATGCAGAAAGTTATATAGGCATTGTAAAAGTAAAAGATATTAAATCAATAGTAACACACGAACAAATGGAACAAATGGCTTATAAGGTGGGGAAGTAAAATGAATAAATATCATATAATAGTTTATTTTTCTAATAATATTAATTTTGAAACTAATATAGAAAGTTCACTTGATTTAAATGAATTTACAGATGAAACAAGCAAAAAATTTGATGCAAAAGATAATATCTTTATACAGTTTATAGGCAATGATATTAAATACTGTATTAATAGAAATAATGTGTTGTTTTATACAATTGAAAAGATGATGAGTAAAGATGATAATTGAAAATTTAGATTATAGAATGCATGGTACATGGTATGGTAAACCAATGTTGCCAATTTGTAATAGAAAAGAACGAAGAAAATATATAAAAGAACATAAACATGATAAAGATGCGACTAATTGTATGTATTGTAATGCTAAAACAATGACAATAACTGATGATAATGGAAAGTGCGTATGTGAATTAGTAAATGAAAAAAGAGATAGAGATGAAGCAATAACAGAATGTAAGAATGCAGGATGGACACCTTATGTTAGAAATTATAGTGATTCTAGATATAGACCTATTGTGAATTGCATATTTGATAAAGAAGAAAAAGAATAGGGAGGAATTATGTATAAACAATTAAAGAAACAATTATCAGATAAAAGAGTATTAGAAGATCTAATCAGAGGCTATGAAGATCGTATTAAATTTAAAATACAGAAACAATTAGGTCTTCATGCTACAAGCTATGCAGAGCTAAAAATAGAATGTCCAGTAGTTGATGATAGATTTGCAAGAGTATTTAGTCAAATAGAAAATCTTGATAGAGAATTACAAGCCCTTAAAGGTGAATTAGAAATCATAAATAAATTATTAGAAAATGCTGATGATAAAATGAGGCAACTTAGTGAAAGAGATATGAAAATTTTTAGATGTCGTTTCTTTCTTGGATTAACAGTTGCACAGACTGCAGAAAGATTAAATTATGATCAAGGATATATAAAAGAAAGAACGAGAAAGATGTTAAAAAACTAAAAACACACTTTTAACACACCCCCTAGGGTATATAATGTGTACAATGGAATAATTATAAGTTATTTCATATATACCCCCTTTGTACATAGTGCTACTCTTATGAGTAGCATAGAGTAGATATATATAGGCTCTGTTAAAGTTTTGCAATTAACCTATTAATATCCTAAAATTGCAGTTCATATCTATTCTATGGTGCTTATAAAAAAGCATTAGGTAAAACAGCCTCACCTTGCTAGACCAGGCAAAACGAAGTTGGGCTGAATGAGTTTAGGCAATTGTCAGTTTGGTAACTGTCAGTATTTCATACTAATATGAAAAGGTCATGATCTATTAAGAATGAGTCATCTATTATGATGGCTTTTTTAATACGTTAATAAAATATAGTAGAGGGTGATAGAATGAATAATCTGTCATATAGAGTATACAGCTCATATCAAGGCTGGAAATTAATAGGTATCAAACAAGAAATACTTCAAGTAATAGAATTAATAGGAAATAAGATAAAAGAAGAAGTAAATGCACAGTATTTAATAATAGAACATGATAGAACATTGAATGCAGATATACCGTTTAAAACAATTTATGGCATTGAGGATTTACTGATATTTACAGAAGAATATAAAGAAGAAAATAATATCTCTAATCAAAAAAGAATAAAAAGGTAGATATATGAAAAAGAGGAATAAAAAGAGTGAGAAAGAAGTATTTTGTGATATTTCTTTTTTTATGAAACAAAGTGGAAGAGGTGGCTGCAATGGTTGTCCTAGGTCTAGAAAATGTGAAGAGTGGTCCAAAGCAAAGGGCAAAATACAGAAATCAAAAAATAGTAGTAGATAATATAACATTTGATTCTAAAAAAGAAGCAAAGAGATATCAAGAACTGATATTAATGCAAAAAGCAGGGTTAATAACTGATTTAAAAAGGCAAGTGCAATTTACTTTGGTGCCTGCTTTTAATTTGAATAAAAAAAGATATAGAAATATGAGTTATATAGCTGATTTTACTTATAAGCAGAATGGCAAAGAAATAGTAGAAGACACGAAGGGGTATCGTACAGAAGTCTATAGGATTAAGAAAAAGCTAATGGCTTATATATATAAAATAGAAATTAAAGAGGTGTAAGTATGAAAGTAATGATTAGTCAGCCTATGAGAGGTAAGACAAATGAACAAATAAGAGAAGAAAGGAAAGAATTAATTAAAAAATTAGAATTAGAAGGACATGAAGTAATAGATACAGTAATAGCTGAAGAGCCACCAAAAAATATAGATGAAGCAATTTATTATTTATCTAAATCAATAGAATTTATAGCAAATGCAGATGCAATAGTATTTATGCCTGGATGGGAAGAAGCAAGAGGTTGCAAGATAGAATATTGTGTTGCAAAAGAATATGGAAAGTTTGTGAGAGAATTATGATTGGTCTAAATGAAGTAGCATTGATAATAATTATTGCAAGTCCATTTATTTATCTAATGACAAATAGAACTATTAGATGTGAAAAAAAGCCTAATAGAGCCGAAAGAAGAAAAAAATGAGTGACAGTGTAATAATTACTTTTATTATTTGTGCAACACTTTTTCTAACAATTACAGCGTTAGGAATTATAGGAAAAGATAAATAGCGTGGGTTGGTGTAATGATAGCACATTAGTTTCAGTAGCTGATAGAAAAGGTTAAATTCCTTTACCCACAACCAATAATAAAATAGAAAGGATTGATATAAATGATAGAAGTTGAAGTACTAATAAATAACTTTAAAGACAAACAAAACAAAAATAAAAAAATTACTATAATTAGAAGTAATCAAGAAATTATACTTAATGAAGGCGATTTACTTCAAAAAGGAGATAAATATAAAATTACTAAAGAAAGATATAATGAGTTATCAAAATTAGGAATAGTAGTCAAAGCTCAAAAGGAAAAAGATAAGGAAGATTAGGTATGGCTATAAGTAAAGCTGAGGATTGGCTAACTGAAGAAAACCTAGCTTTACTAGAAGGTTGGGCTAGAGATGGATTAAGTGATATACAAATAGCCCAGAACATAGGAATAAGTGATAGAACACTTTATCGTTGGAAGAAAGAATATGGTCAGATATGTCAGTCTTTAAAAAAAGGAAAAGAAGTAGCAGATTATCAAGTAGAGAATGCACTGTTTAAAAGAGCACTTGGCTATACGATAGAAATAAAAGAACAAAAAGTTGATAAAGATGGCTGCGTTCATGACTTAGTAAAAGATGTTCATGTTCCACCAGATACAGGGGCGATAGCGTTTTGGCTAAAGAACAGAAAACCTGACAAGTGGCGTGAAAAACAAGATAAACCACAAACCAATGAAGAAGGAGTAATAATTATTGATGATCTCCCAAAACAATAAAACAATAATTAAATTAAGTGATATTATTATTCCAAAATACTATGCTAATTTTAATGATATTAGTCATACACATCAAATTTATACAAGTGGTCGTGCTGGTACCAAATCAAGTAGAGGTGCTTTAAGAGCAGTAAAAAGAATAATAACTTCGAAACCTGGCTCAGTTGTTATTATGCGTAAGTTTCATAATAAACTAAAAAAGACAGTGTTTGCTGAATGCAAGAGAGCAATTAGTAGATTACATATTCCTAAAAATAAATTTAAGATAACAGTTAGTCCAATGCAAATAACATATCTTCCAACCGGAAATACCATTTATTTTACTGGTAATGATTCAATAGATGACACAAAAGGTATGATCGACGAAGATAGACCTATTGTATTAGTTGAACTTGATGAGTTAACAGAATTTTTTGATAAAGGCGACGGAGAAGATGAACTTCAAAACATAGAAGCTACATTTATTCGTGGAAATGATGAAGAGTTCGTTATGGAATATTATTTCAATCCACCTAAAAATCCTAAAGCACCTATAATGGAATGGTTAAATAAAATGGTCTTAAGAGAAGATTGTATTCACATTCATGTTGATTATAGGGATGTTCCAGAGAACTGGTTAGGTAAAAAGCTAATTGCTTCGGCTAAGATATTAGAACAATTAGATGAGAAGATGTATAAGTGGTTATGGTTAGGATTATGTATAGGAATCGATGAGTTAATTTATTATATGTTTAATGAGGATATTCACATAAAAGAATGCACTAAAGAAGATTATAAAAACATGAAAGAAATTAACATAGGCGTCGATTATGGACAAATGAACGCAACTACTTATGAGGCTTTTGGAATCGATTACAAAGATATATGTGTACGAGGAATTGATGAATATTATTATTCTGGAAGAGACACTGGAAAACAAAAAAGCCCTAGTGATTATGCTAAAGATTTTAAAGAATTTAAAGATAACTTAGAAAAAGAAACAGGATTAAAAGTAACATATATCTTTATAGATCCATCAGCTAAAGGATTACAGGAAGAAATAAAAAGAGTTTGCCCCGATGTAATAGTTAAAGATGCCAAAAATGATGTAGCTTTAGGAATATCAAGAGTTCAGAAAATATTATCATTTAGGAGATTGTTTATTTCTCCTAAGCAGAAGCACTTAAAAGAAGAAATGTATATGTATGGATATGATGCAGATTTATTAGATAAAGGAAAAGAAGTTCCTATAAAGCAAAATGATCACTGTGAAGATGCAACAAGGTACTTGATAATGGGAATTTGGAAATTTATTAAATCTTTACTTCCTATGATTGGAGATGATGAAGAATGATTACTGGTATTATAGACAAAATAAAAGGATGGTGGCATAAAATGTTTGATTATAATAAAATAGTTAGTGATTTTGGTTTAGATATGCAGACAAGTAAAAATATATTAGATGCTATTCAGGAGTGGAACAAAATATATAATAAATGTGAACCTTGGTTAGATGAAAATACAAAGTCACTTCATGTAGCTAGAACGATGTGCGAAAAAGTTGCTAAAGCAGTAACGGTTGAATATAAAAGTACCTGCAGTGAACCTTATATTGATAATATCTATCAAAAATTATTAAAGAAGAAAAGAAAATACACAGAATCAATGCTTGGAAAATCATTGATTTTTTTTAGACCTTATTTTGATGGAAAAAATATCAAAGTAAATGTTATTCAAGCTGATAAATTTATTCCTGTAAGCTTTGATGACGACGATAATTTAATTGGATATATATTGATAGATCAGATAACAAAAGGACAAGAAGTATATACAAGATTAGAATATAATGAATTAAAAGGTACAACACTTATAATTAAAAACATTTGCTATGAAGGAAGACTTGATGGTGTAGTGCTATCTAAAAAAATACCACTAGAAAATGTTCCAAAATGGAAAGATATAAAAGAAGAACAAGGTATTGAAGGCGTTGATAGAATTCTTGGTGGTTTTGCTACGATGCCTACAACAAACGATTTAGACAACTCTAGTCCAATAGGACAACCAATCTATCATAACGCAATAGGAATATTAAAAGAAATAGATATTCAGTATTCAAGAATTCTTCATGAATATGAGGGAACTGAACTTGCTGTAGATATTGATGAAAGTATTTTGCCTCGAGATAGTAAAGGAAAAATTAAACTTCCTAAAGGAAAAGAAAGATATTTCAGAAAATGGAATTTAGACGAAACAAAAGTTAAATCATTAGATATATTTAGTCCTGAGATAAGAGATAATCCATTATTTAATGGTTTAAACGAATACTTAATTCAAGCAGAAAATGCTTGCCATTTATCGCATGGAACTTTAGCAAAACCTGAGGCAATAGAAAAAACAGCAACAGAAATGAAACAATCTAAACAAGACTACTATGTAACTGTTTCTGATATACAAGCAGTATTACAAAATGCTTTTGATGATTTAATTTATGGTATCTATGTATTATGCAGATTATATGGAATTCCAGTCAAAACAGATTATACAGTAGAATATGATTGGGACGATAGCATATTGGTTGATAAGGATAGTTCTAGAAATCAAGCACTTGTTGAAAGAAATGCCGATATTACCAGTGATGTTCAATATATTATGGAAACTCGTAATATGAAAGAAAAAGATGCAATAGAATTTGTTAAAAAACAAGTTGAATATCGCAAAATAACTCAAGAAAAAGAAGATAACCCACCTGAGGCTGAATAATGACCAAGTTAGAGTTTGAAAAACTTCTTATACCATTAATTGAACTCATGAATAATATAGAGATGGATTTAATTTATAATATATTATCAAGAATTGATAACTATACGAGTATTAAAGGTTCCTTGGAATGGTATATCGATAAATTAGCTGAATTAAAGTTATTAGACAAAGATAATTTAAAAGCATTCAAAAAGAATAAACAGGAATTAAAAAAAATAATTGAAGAATTAGCCAATAATTGTGGAAATCATATTGATAATTTAGATAAATTGAATGAATATTATGAAAAAGGTTTATTAAATAAAAATCCTCTTTCATTATACAAAAGTCAAGCAATAAAATCTTTAATAGATGAAGCAATAAAGGATACATCAGATATTATGAGTCTAATTCAAACCAAAGCTATAGAGGGTTCAAATAAAGCATATAAAGATATATTAAATAAAGCTTATATTGAAACTGCTGGTGGTGCTTATACTTATACAGAATCTATCAAAAGGGCATTAGATGAATTTGCAGAAAAAGGTATTAAAGCAGCCCATTATAAAAATGGTACAAGCTTATCGATAGAGTCAGTTGTAAGAAGAGATGTTATTACCAGAATGAATAAGCTGGTAGGAGATTGTGAATTAGAGCACGCAAAAGAACTTGATACCAATTTAGTTTATGTAGATCAACATTTAGGGGCTAGAGTGAGAACTCCATATATGAAAAACGATTATGAAGCACATTGTGAATGGCAAGGAAAAAAGTATATGATAGACGGTTCTAATGACAAATACGATAATCTATATGAAAAGACAGGTTATGGTGAAATGTTAGGACTGAAAGGTATAAATTGTTATCATAATATGCGACCTACTTGGGAATGGGAAGAAATACCAAAACAAATTGATTTAAAAGAGAATGCTAGAGTAAGAGAGATACTTGATAAAAGAAATTATTATGCTAGAAAAATAAGAACTTTAAAACATAAGAGGCTCAATTCTAAAATACTTGGTGATAAAGAAGAATATAAGAAGATAAATAATGAGTATGTTTATACAGATAAACAATATAATTCATTCTTAGAAAAAAACGATCTAGTTAGAGACTACAATAAAGAATATGTTAATAATAGTTGGATTTCAAGTTTAACGGAAGATGAAAAATACTCATTAAATTCATACATAAGCTCAGATTCATACATTATAAATGATGCATTAAGAAATAATTATCCACTTGATGATAGATTAAATAATGTTGTTAAAAATTTAGATAGTGTGTTAGATAAAATACCCAATAGTAAAGGCACATTTAATCGTTCTTTATTTTTTGATAATGAGGATAATTATAATGAATTTATTAAATCTTTATCTAGTCTTAGTGGAAAGATTAAATTCAAGTCTTTTATTTCTATGTCTAAGGATATTTATGATGAAAAGGATAATATTAGACTTATAATGAAGTGTAAAACTGCTAAGGATATAAGTATGATAAATAAAAATGAACAAGAGTTATTACTTAAAAGAAATACAAGTTTTAAAATATTGAAAAAATATTATGTGAATGGTAAACTATTCGTAGATATGGAGGAATTATAATGGAATTTAATGGTATTCCAAAAGGAAAAGAAAAAAATAGATTATATGAACCTGTTGTTATGGAAATGGGCGAACCTCTTACAGGAATATTAAAAAAACTTGTAGAAGAAGCAGAGGAACAATTTGCAAAAGGTGAAATAAATTCAATAGATTATGAAGAATTGAGAAAAAAAGCAAAAAAAATAGAAGATAGCACTCAGAAATAGAGTGCTTTTATTATGCCTTAATAGTTATAGTAGGTGCAATTCCTACAAAGGCACCGAGTCGATAGAAATATCGGCTTTTTTGGTCTACCTATAAAGACTTGAAAGAATTAGGTATATCTAAAAATCTGGGAGGACTAAACCTCTGTAAAAAAGTGGAAGGAGAATAATAGATGAAAGATTATTTAGAAAGTTTAGAAATTGGTGAAGGAAAAGTAAAATTAAGTAGTGAAGAAATTAAAGCTATCTTAGCTGAACATGGTAAAACAGTTACTACTGAAACGGACAAAGTAAAACAATCTTTGAATGAGACAATAAGTAATTACCAAAACCAATTGAAAACTGCTAATGATACTATTCAATCATATAAAGATATGGATATTGATAGTATCAAAAAATCAGCCGATGATTGGAAAACAAAATATGAAGAAATGGAAGCTAATCAAAAAGCTGAAAAAGAAAAGAGTATTAGAAATGAAAGAACTAATGCTTTTTTTAATGACATTAAATTTGCAAGTGAAAGTGCTAAAGCAGGAGTAATTGCCCAATTTAATGCAAAAGACTTTAAGTATGATGAAGAATCTAATAAATTTTTAGGAGCTTCTGAATGGCTTAATGAATTAAAAGAAAAGGATAGTGGGGCTTTTCTTAGTGATGTTGCAAATCCCAAATTTACGGCATCTCCAACAGCTCCAAAAAATAATGTAGGTTCTATGGACGAAGTTATGAAAATCATGGGACTTAGTGAAGAAAAGAAATAAAGAAAGAAGGAATTAAACATGAATAATATTGAAATTAGTACAATTTATTTACCTTTACTTGATAAGGTTTACAAACAAGCTTCTAAAACTTCAATTCTAGAAGGTGATGAAGCTACAATGAAACGTGGCGACAACGGAGAAATTAAAGTCGCAAAATTAGATATGGATGCTCTAGGAGACTTTTCTAGAAACGATGGTTATACTAAAGGTTCAACTACTTTTAGATGGGAAACTATCAAATATGATAAAGAGCGTTCTCAGGACTTACGCATTGACAGATTAGACAATGCAGAAGCATTAAAACTTCCTTTTGCAAAATTATCTAGCGAATTTATTAGAACAAAAGTTGTACCTGAAACTGATGCCGCTCGTATTGCTAAAATTGCTGGTACTGAAGGAATCAGTACAAAAGCTGAGACTTTATCAGATGGTGCTGCAGTTATTAGTGCATTACGTGCTTGTTCTAATAAGATGGACGAAGATGAAGTAGATCCAGAAAACAGAATTTTATTTATCACACCAACACTAAGGGGAACAATTTCAGATTTAGACACAACTAAATCAAAAGAAGTTTTAAGTAAGTTTTCTAATATTATTGAAGTACCACAATCAAGAATGTATACAAAAATTGAGTTAAAAACAGGTAAAACTGAATATGGTTATGCCAAAGCAAAAGATGTATATGAAAAAACAGAAGATACCACAAAACAAACAGGAAAAACTTACTATACTAAATCAGGAAATACATATACAAAATTTACTGGTGATTCTTTAGCTTCAGGAACTGATTATTATGAATTAGTAAGTGAAGCAGGTAAGGAAATCAATTTCTTATGTGTAGAAAAGAGTGCTGCAGTAGTTCATATGGAACAGTTTATTAAATACTTTACACCAGATGAAGATCAAGATGGTGATGACAATGTATTTAAATATCGTAATAACAATTTATATGGCCATGTTTATGAAAATAAATTAGCCGGTGTTTATTGTTCTTATAAAGCATAATAGGAGGAAAAATGAGTACATTTATTGGAATGGGAGCAAACAAAATCATTAATAAAAGTGTTGCAAATGTTTCTAAAATTGAATTAGAAAATAAAGAATTAAATTCAAAAGTTGCTGAATTAACTGTAGAAAATGTTAAATTAAACGAAGAAAAAGACAATCTTCAAGAAATTATTGATAATTTAAACAAAAAAGTTGCTGAATTAACTGAAAAAGTTATTGAAGCACCTGAGAAAGCAGATAAAAAAGCAAAAAAAGAAGCTGAACAATCAGCAGAATAGGAGATGATAGGTATGCTAACTAAATTAGTAGATTATGAATATTATTCTAAGAATTATGGAGGTTCTAGCATACCTGAATCTTCATTTCAAAAAAGTGTGATTGAAGCAAGTAGTAAAATAAACCAATATACTTCAAATAGAATTAATGAGACAATTCTAGATGATAATATAAGAAATACTGCCTGTGAAATTGCAGAACTTATATATTCACAAAGCATTTTAAAAGAAAAAATAATCAGTGATGATAAATCTAAGGCTAGTGAAACAGTTGGACCTCATTCAGTTACTTATGTTAATAATAAAACTTTTCAAGAAAAAGAAATTTTGACTCCTGAAGAACTCGAATATAATTGCTACAAAATCTGTTATAGATATTTAGTTAATACTGGTTTGATGTATAGAGGTGTTTTCAATGTTTGAAGATACTGTTACTGTTTTTAATGTTATTAAAGAAAAAGATAAGGTTACTTATCATAGGCAATTTGTTAATAATGTTTTTTATCATAAAGAGAAAATAATTTCTCAAGAAGGTAAGGGAGATAAATATACAAATGCCTATGATGTAATATTTTCTAACATAGCATTAGAAAAGTGGAAATCTAAACAAGATTTTGATAATTCTGATGATACCTATACTTTAAGAGAAAACGATATTATTGTTCTAAATGAATATAAAGAAATAAGTGATTTGAAAGAATTACAACAATCCTCAGTAGACTGGTTTATGATTAAAACAGTATCTGAAAACCTTTATGGAGATTTAGTACTTCATAATATCGAGGTAACTAATTGAAAATTAAAGCCAATCTTATTTTACCTGATACTGGTGAATTAATGAAATCAGTAGGACTAAATGAAGGTGGCAAAGTACAAAAATATATTGATGGTTTTATTTTTGATCATTCAGAACCATATTTACCTGGTTATCATTTATATCGTGATAGTAAAAATGCTAATAAGCCAGGCAATGGTGAAGTTATTTGGAATACACCTGATGCTAATTATCTTTATGAAAGCAAGCTGATGGTAGATCCAATAACATTAAAAGGAGCTTTTTTTAATCCAAATTATGGCTTTTGGAGTAGACCAAACACTCAAAAAATTATGGATCCACAAGGTAGAAATTTAACTTATCACGGTGGTGGACAAAGAGGTAGTCATTGGTTTGATAGAATGATTGATAATGAAATGTACAAGCTTCTAGAAGGAATTCAAAACATTGTTAACGGAGGTAAAAATGAGTAAACCAATCATAGAGTGCATTAAAGAATATATGAAAGATTGTCCATATTTGAGTGAATTATCTAAAATAAATGTAGATTACTTAAATATGGGAGATAACGACTTTGAGTATTGGTCGTTAGAGAAGGTGGAAGCACCAACAATTTTGAAAAAGAATGTATTAGGAACGAAAACAGAGCGTCAATGTCAATTTATAATTGCTAGTCGTTCTTTTTTTAATCCATTAGTAGATACTCAAAATATTGAAAATTTAGACTTATTTGAAAAAATTGAGGAATGGTTTTACAAAAATACTAAAAAGAAAGTATTACCCAAATTAAATGATGGAGAAACTGCTATTTCAATAGAGGCAACCACTCCAGGTTATTTATATGGAACAAATAAAGAAAATACAATCGCTAGATATCAAATGAGTTGCAAATTGCTATATGAAAAAAAGGAGGAAGATAGTATATGGCATTAAGTTTATTAAATGGAACAGGAAAATTTAATCGTGAAGATCATGTTACAATGTTCAATTCAAATATTACTTCATGTGATGAGAATGGAATCGTTTATGGAGAAAGTCCTGTTTGGGTACCATTTGGTGAAGATAATGATGAAATAACTCGTGAATTAAACAACGAAATTGATGCAAAAAAGAATGTATTAGGTAAAACTAATATTGATCATTCTGGTGGGGCACAAACTACGGAAATAGATCCTATTGCTATTCGTGGTAATGATACTTTATCAGCTATTCTTTATTTAATGTTTAAATATGGTCTAGTAGGCGATAAAGCTAAATTACAATGTATGGAAGTTACATTAGCAGATAAACAGTCAGATGGCTCATATGGAGCATTTACTGAAGATGCAATTGTTGACTTAAAATCTTGGGGTGGAGACACTACAAAATTAAATGGTCCAATTACTTTGAATTGGTGTGGAAATAAAACACATGGAACTTTCAGTACATCTACAAAAGCATTTACTGCTACAACAGAAGCTTAATTGAGGGTGCCTAAACGCACCCTCTTATTTTTTAATTTTATGAAAGGAAGTTGAACTATGGCTTTAATAGTAAAAAATAATTTTGTTAGAGAAGAAATCAAAGATGAAGAAGGAAATGCATTAGGAGAAATAAAATTTAATCCTAACGATTCAAGAATCATGAGTAAATTAACTAAAATCGTTAATGAATTAGGAGATAGCTTAAATAAATTAAAATCTATGGGTGATATGCCAAAAATTCCAACTGAAAATTTAGAAACAATAGAGGATTTTGAAAAAATATC